CCTGTAATTACCACGACACGTACTTCGAATACGAGCAACTAGTCGAGCTATCCCCGGCTTGGAGCCTCAGCGAAATTCGCCGGTTGACCGTACGTGAACGCCTTCACTGGGTGAGGTGGTTCAAGGCGCAGCGCAATAGGCGGATTGCTGAGGCAGGGAATGGCTAGCGAAAGCAGTGTGGCAGGGCAGGGACCACTCCTGGGCTGGAACAAGGCCCAGGACGCCATCGCGGACCTGACCAAGAACATCGAAGGCCTCAGCAAGAGCCTCCAGGAGGCAGGGGCCAAGTTCAAGGCCGCGGGCCAGGGCGCCTACCAGGGCTGGAACGGTCAAGGCTCCGGGACCCCACATGGGGCCCGGGGCTTTGGCATGCTCGCCAACGACATCTGGAACGGCACCAGCAACTATGCCCACGGCCGCGCCAACGGCGGTGCGGACGCACCCACTACCGCGCCCGGTGGAAGCACCCGGACCAGCATGGCCGGCTACTCCTGGGCCCGCACGCCCAACGGTGGTGGCGCCTCCTTCTCCGGCCAGAACGGTCAGGGGGGCGGAGCGGCCAACAACGGCGGCCAGGGCGGAGGGGCCGCGGTCCCCGGTCAGCCCAGAGCGGCCAGCGGGGGCCACCCGTACTCCCTCAAGGGTGGCCTCCAGGGCCTGTACAAGTGGTCGACCGGCCAGCTCGGCGACCAGGTCATGCTCGACACGGCTGCCTACCAGGCAGCCGTGGGCACCAACGTGTCCAAGAGCGCACTGATCAACCAGATGCGCGTGAACAACATGACCGCGTTCTCCACCACGGACGCGGCGCAGGCCTACACGACCCTGGCCCGGTACAACTCGGCAGGTTCCAGCACCTTCAACTCCAACTGGAGCTGGGTCAAGTCGGCCGGATACCTCGACCCCTCGCAGTCCGAGGCCCAGCGCTCAGCCGGCGCTGCTGCCGCGTGGAACCCATCGTCCTACTACGGCGCCCAGATCATCGGCATCCAGACGATCAAGAACGGCAAGGGTCAGAACCCTCGCCAGATCGCCCAGCAGGTGTTCCAGAAGTACGGGCTGGGCGCCATCAAGAACCGGGCGCAGCTCACCGCGACGATCAAGAGCCCCAACTCCAAGCTGAACCAGATGCTGGCCTCGACCCTCGACCCGGGTCTGGCCAGGCAGGTTCAGACCGAACTGACGGGTATGGCCTCCGCGCAGATCAACGGCGCGTCGATGAGCGACTACACGTCCACCATGAAGAAGATCGACAACGGCGACAAGGGTGCCCGCAAGAAGTTGTCGGACTGGAAGCTCGGCGACTCCGACGCGCAGGCCCTGCTGGACCGTCAGAACACGCAGGACAACCAGCAGGCGTACACCTCCGACTCGTTCTCCAACGGCCTGAAGGACGCGACGAGCGCACTCAACTCGTTCACCCGGGGCGTCCAGAGTTTCCTCAAGTCCACCGGCCTGGACAGCGCCATCGGGTACACCGGGGGCGCCATGTCCATGGTGGGCTCCGCAGCCGGCAGCGCGCTGGGCATGTACGGCATGGCGCGCGGGCTGGGAACCGTCGGCCGCCTCGGCGGCCTCGCTGGTGGTGGTGGCGGCGGGCTCATCAGTTTCGGTGGTCGCGGCGCGGCTGCGGCCGGAACCGGTGAGGCCGGCCTGGCGGGCGCTGGCATGCTCCGCGGCGGCGCTGCGGGCATGATGCGGGGCGGTGCGTACGGCATAGCCGGTATGGGCGTGCAGATGGTCGGCGACCCGCTGGTGGACAAGTACGTCAAGGACCCGAAGAAGAACAAGTGGGCGCACGCTGGTGTGGCCACCGCCTCGGGTGCCCTGACGGGCGCCGCCATCGGCACCATGATCGCGCCCGGTGTCGGTACGGCCGTGGGCGCTGTGATCGGTGGTGGCATCGGCCTCGCCACCAGCCTCTGGGGTGGTGCCGGGGAAGGTGGCGGCAAGAGCGCGGCGTCCGCGACGGGCAGCAAGAAGTCCGGCGCCAAGGCGACCGGCACGAACGGTGCGGGCAAGACGGCCTCCGCCGTCATCAAGGTCGCTATGAAGTACTTGGGCGTGAAGTACGTCTGGGGTGGGGCGAGTCCGAAGGGCTTCGACTGCTCCGGCCTGCTCCAGTACTCGTTCCGTCAGATCGGCGTGAACCTGCCCCGTACGGCCGCGCAGCAGCAGAGGGCTGGCAAGCGGGTCAAGCTGACCGAGGCCCGGCCGGGCGACCTGCTCTTCAACGGCGACCCGGCTCACCACGTCGTGATGTGCATCGGCGGCGGAAAGATCATCGAAGCGCCGCACACCGGCTCCGTGGTACGCGTCCGCTCCTACAGGCCGAGCGAGTTCACGAACGCGGTGCGCATCCTCGGCTCCGTCGGCAGCATGAGCGACATCGGCAGCGACACCGAGGACACGGCCGGTTCCGGCTCCAACCGCTTGTCCACCATGGGCTTTGGCGGTGACGTCGGCTCGTACGGCTCCGTGGAGGAGGCCGACGCCATCGCGGCCGGCATCACCACGGTCCAGTCCGGTGGCGGTCCCTCGACGAGCAGCAAGGACTCGTCCTCCAGTGACTCCTCCGGTGACGACGTCCCCGCGGGCGCGATGCCCACGGGCAACGTCAAGACGTGGATCAAGTCGGCGCTCGGGATCCTGAAGCAGGACAGCAAGCGCAACGAGAGCATCGTCAACACGATGATCATGCACGAGTCCAGCGGAAACCCCCGCGCGATCAACAGGACGGACTCGAACGCCAAGGCCGGGCACCCGTCCAAGGGCATCATGCAGACGATCGACAGCACGTTCGGCCGGTGGTCGATCAAGGGGCACAAGGACATCTGGAACCCCGTCGACAACATCATCGCGGGCGTGCGCTACGCGGAGTCGCGCTACCACTCGCTGGACAACGTGCCCGGTATCAAGTCCATGGCCAACGGCGGGAAGTACAAGGGGTACGCGGTCGGCTCGACGAACATCGACGTCGACCAGACGGCCCGCGTCCACAAGGGCGAGATGATCATCCCGGCCGCGCAGGCTGAGGCGGTCCGCCAGGCACTGGCGAACAACACCCCACTCGCCGGCGGGCTTAATACCTCGGCCGCCAGGGCGGCCAACGTCACCTTCTCCTCCGGCTCCGTCGTCATCCAGGTCCAGGGCGTGATGGACCAGCAGTCCGCCCGTGACGCGGCAACGCAGTTCATGACGGCGCTGGCCGAGGACAGCCGGATCAACCTCATCGCGGCAGGGAACTAACCATGCGCCTTAATACCTGGCTGGCCGTCTGATGGCCGGCGCCAGCATTGTCGACAACGGATCCTTCGACCCCCGGATCACGTCCATCCCCACAGTCGTATACAGCGGCGACTACAACCAGAGTCTGACGCGCGGATGGATCATCCAGGAGTCGGCGGTGAAGGGCACCCGCTACCGGTGCAACTTCCTGTACAACCCCAGCGTCGTGTCCGTCTCGCACTCGATCAATACGAACGTGCTCGCGGACCAGAACGCGATCGACCCGAACGACGTCTCGCAGGGCACCGCGATCCTGCCGTTGCAGCAGACGGTGTCCTTCAGCCTGCTCTTCGACCGCACCTACGAGCTGTGGGACTCGACGAAGCTGTCCGGGTCCACGCGCTATGACGTGGCCACCATGGGTGTCGGCTACGACATCCTGTCCCTGTACAAGATCACCGGCATCGCGACGACCATCACCGTTGACGGCAAAGCCGACGACACCGTCACCGACACATCGTTCTCCAAGGGTTCGTTCACCAAGGGCGCCACAGGCCCGATGCTCTGGGTGCCCGTGTACGTCGTCTTCGGTGACTTCCTCGACTACTACGGCGTGATCCAGCAACTGGACGTCCAGTACACCCACTGGACGACGTCCATGGTCCCTTCCCGCTGCCAGGTGAACGTGACCATGCAGTTGCTCCCGAGGAACAGTTGCAGCACGGCTCGGCCGGTGCCCACGCCCATCATCCCGGACTACAGCAACCCGAGCATCCTCAACCCCGCCAACAACACCGGAAAGGCCGGCCGTTGATCTCCGCGACCTCACGCTACAAGGACTCCGCTCTCGCGCTGGTCTCCTCCGCGCGCGGCACCAACCTCACCATCGTGCCCGGCCGGCAGCAGGAGTGGTCCTTCACGTTCACCTACCACCAGGTGGTGTCCTCGGACCGCATCGACCTGCTCGCCGAGCACTACTACGGCGACCCGCTGCTGTGGTGGCACATCGCCGACGCGAACCCCGAGATCCTGACGTGGGACGTCCTGGTGCCGGGCCAGACCATCAGGATCCCCAGTGTCTGAGCGACCCCCCATCACGCGCCTGATCATGGGCACCGGCGCAGTCACCGGAAGCATCTCGCGGGTCGAGGTCCGCGAGGGCTACGGCGTGCACTCCATGGCCATCATCGACATCTCCACGCGCCCGACCTCGAAGAAGCCCTACGACGAGCTGACCCCCGTCGTGCTCGACTACGGCCGCGCCCCGAGGGACATGGTGCGCTGGTACGGCTACGTCCACCACTCCACCGCGCTGGCGTCTGCCGACGCGCAGCACGTCGTGGTCCGCTACGTCTGTATCGGCACGACCCTGCCGATGAACAGCCAGCGGACGCGGTCCTGGAAGAACGTCTCCCCGACGTCAATCGTGCGGCAGGTGGGCCGGGAGAACGGGCTGCGTACCGTCATCTCCCCGTCCGCCCGACGCCTGACGTACTGGGCGCAGTCCGGTGAATCCGATTTCAAACTGATCTCCAATCTCGCGGCAGAGACGGGATACCGGTTCTGGGTCGAGGGCTCCACCCTGTATTTCCTGGACCCGCGCATTCTCCTCGTCGGGCAGCGCACCCAGGACATTCCGGTGTTCTCCAAGAACCAGCAGGACGGCGTGCAGGACAACCTCCAGAGCCTTTCCATTCTCACCGGGACGATGATTCCGCGCAGCAATGGGACGACCGGCACCTCCGCGATTTCCGGACTCGACGCCAAGACCGGCAAGGTCATCAAGGCATCGTCCGCTGCCGTCTCCGGGAAGACCGCGTTCCTCAACACCATCACCACCGCGCGGGCCGTGGACAACTACGCCGACGCGCAGGCCCTCATGGAGGCCCGCACGCTCGCGTCCCGCGGCTGGGTCACCATGCAGGCCACGGTCTACGGCACGGCGAAGGTCTCACCGGGAACCCTGATCGGCATCGGAGGCAATTCCGTTTCCACAGAGAACAAGGGCCGGTGGATGGTGACGAGTACCAAGCACGTCATCAACCGGGACAAGAGCAATTCTGGATGGCTGTTCACGACAACCGTGGATGCGGAAAGAGACCAACCCTACGCGGTAACATTCCGGAGTGACGCGAACAAGCGTTTCAAATTTGACACCGTCCCGGCCGTCTTGAGGAACAAGCAGTTCTGGGAATCGAGTCTTCTGGAGGACATCAATGTCGGCTGATCCGGTGCTGGGAATGTACCGGGCAAGTGTTGCCAACAACCAGGACCCGCTGAACCAAGCCCGCGTCACGCTGCTCATTCCGCAGGTACTCGGAAACGCCGAAAGCGCCTGGGCCGCTCCCGCTTCCCCGACCAACACCATCCCCCCGATCGGCCAGACGCTGTGGGTGCAGTTCTCCGGCGGTGACATCACCAAGCCGGTCTACGCCCCGCTGGGAATCAAGGACGTCCAAGACACTGTCGGCAACCTCCCGACCGGGGACACCCTCGATGTCCTGCCGCCCAAGCAGCCGACCGCGCTCACCCTCACCACGGTGCAGTACGTCACCAACGAGGGAGCCACCCGGGCCCGCGTGACGGCGAGCTGGACCCCGCCCACGGAGAACCAGGACGGCACCGCACTCACCGACCTGTCCCACTACCTGCTCCAGACCTCCTACGACAACAGCAACTGGAGCGGCGGCTTCGTCACCACGGAGGACCTGGTCCTCCTCGACGGGCTTAATACCGGCGTGGCCCTCTACGTGAGGGTCGCGGCCTTCGACACCAGCAGCAACACCTCCCTGTGGGCGAGCGCCAACCTCACCACGGCGTCCGCTTCCACCCCGCCTCCGGTGCCCTCCGCGCCGGGGGTCGTCGGCGTGCTCGGCGGCCTACGTGTCACCTGGGACGGCAAGGACAACACCGGCACGGCCATGCCCGCGGTCTTCTCCCATGTCCAGGTGCAGCGCGACACCGGCACGTCCTTCACCAACCCGGTCGTCGTCGGCACCCTGCCCGGCCCGGACTTCCTGTACGACTCCATCCAGAACTACGGCAGCGCCTACTACTACCGGCTCGTCGGGTACTCCAAGGTCGGTATCGCCTCCGCGCCGTCCGCCTCGAACTCCGGCACAGCCCAGCAGGCAGGCACTGGGGACCTCGCGGCGAACTCGGTCACAGCGAACCAGATACACGCCGGGACGATCACCGCCGAGTCCGGGATCATCGCGTCCATCGACGCGTCCAAGATCACGGTCGGGAAGCTGACCGCCTCCCAGATCGACGCCACCAACCTCGTCATCTCCGGCGGGAACGTCTCCGGTCAGGTCTCCTCCGCAGCCACGGCGGGTTCCGCGACGACGGCAGGTTCCGCGACGACGGCAGGTTCGTCGACCTCGGCGACCACGGTCACCGGCTCCATCGGGGCCAGTGTGAGCGTCCCTGCGGGTCAGTTGAGCAACGGCACGATCCCGACCACTACGACGATCAACGGCGGCTCAATCACCACCGGCACCATTGATGCCGCCAGGGCGACGATCACCAACCTGAACGCCAGCAACGTCAACACGGGCACACTCAGTTCCACCGTGATCGGGGCCCGGTCCATCACCACGGACAAGATGGTCATCGGCGATACGTCGAACATCGTTTTGGACCCTCAGTTCAACCAGAACAGCACCGCCTGGAACTGGAGCGGCAACGTCGTACGTACGGCTGCCAGCGACCCCAGCGTGCCTACAAGCGCTCCGGCTTCGTGGGTCGCCAAACTCATCAACCAGACCAGCCTCAACACCGACCTCACGTGGAAGCACACCAACACCACGACGACCGGCATGGCGGTAACCCCGGGCGAGTCGTACTACGTCGAGGCGTGGGTCGTCGCCACCAGCGACTGCAACGCCAACCTGCGGTTCTTCCTCTCGACGTGGGACGCCTCCGGCAACAACACCGCCTGGCCGTCCGCACCCAACGTCGCCCCGTCCACAGCGCAGACCTGGACCAAGATCAGCGGCCAGATCACCATCCCGGCCGGGAAGTACCTGGCGGCTTTCGGTATCGGTCCGCTCCAGACGACGCCGACGACTGCGACCGGTTCGTGGTTCGTCACCAACGTCAAGATGCGCAAGGCCGTCGACAACGCGCTCGTGGTAGACGGCTCTCTCACCGCCACCAAAATCACTGCGGGCACCCTGACCGTCGACAAGTTCAACGCAGGACTCCAGGCCACCGTCGGCCAGAAGTTCTACGACTTCGGCTCCGACGCCAGCAAGTGGAGGAACGGGCCCAGCGGCACCGCCACCATCACCTCGGTCAACGTCTCGGACGCGGCCTCGGGTGGCACCGTCATGCGCGCTGCGGGATACCTTCAGGGCGCCTACCGGCCGGACCTGCTCATACCCTTCGACCCGGGAGTCACTTATCGGGTAACCGCCCGCGTCCGGCAGACCGTCGCCAACTCCACTGCGGGCACCAACCAGACCTGCTACGTCGGCGTCACCGGCATCGCGTCCGACGGTGTCACCTTGGTCAACATCAGCGGCTCGAACTCCACCGGCAGTCAGGCTTACTGTGCTGCCCGCGCCCAGCCGCTGACCGCGGGCGCGGGATGGCAGGTCTTCACCGGATACATCAAGGGCACTGCCGCGGCCGGCGACGCAGGCACCAACAACAACCCGACCAGCCCGATGCGGCTTCACCAGAACGTGAAGTACATCAGCCCGTGTCTGTACCTGAACTACTCGAACGGCGACGGCACAGCCGAACTCGACATGTTCACCATCGAGGTCGTCGAGACCGGTCTGGTCAACTCGGCCAACATCAACCTCGGCAACGTCAACGCCTCGCACCTCTCCCTGGGTTCCGTGACCGGCAACATGGTCACCAACCCGGGCTTCGAGGACGCCTCCCGCGTCGGCTGGACCCTGACCCAGAGCGACGCCACCCTGGCCACCACGGCCGCCAAGATCGAGATCGCCCAGGGCGCGTACCCGGCACGCTCCGGCCAGGGCAAAGCCACCCTGGGCGTGAACAACACCGGCACGGCGACCGCGACCAGCGACCCCTTCCCGGTCGTCGCTGCGCAGACGTACATGTTCCGGTACTGGTACTACGGCATCGGCCACCTGCACGTCACCTTCGAGACCAGCCCGGACAAGGTCACCTGGACCGACCAGATGGCTGGGGTCAACGACGTCACCTACAACGCTGCGGCGTACACCGAGGACATTTTCGAGATGACGGCGCCGACCGGCGCCCTGTGGGGGCGGGTCTCCTTCCAGCAGTTGAACCCCGGGTCCTACGGACTGTCCACGTCGTCGTTCTCCTACATCTGTGTGGACGACGTCCTCGTCATGCGCGAGGGCTACGGCGCCACGGACATCTCGGCCGCTGGTGTCCGGCTGTTCGGTCCGGACGGAACGCTCGGCACGGAACTGACGACGTCCAACGCCTACGCCACCTTCGCGGGCGGTAAGGCCAGCGTCGACCCCAACGGTGTCGGCACCTTCAACTCCATCTGGACCCCGCAGCGACCGTCCGGAGCATCCTCCGACGACCCGACCGGCCAGATCTGGTACCAGGGCCAGGAACTGGGATCCCTGCTGTGGAACATGCCGTGGGGCATCGTCACCTACGAGCGCGGCTGGACCCCGAAGCCGACCTCGTCGACCTTCTACACCACGGAATCCGGCATCATCGAGCTGGCCTTCACGGCCGTCGAGGGCCGCATGTACCGCATCGTCGCCCGCTCCCAGTTCGACTTCAACGGCGGTACGGGCAACCAGGTCATGGAGAACCGCGTGGCCGTCGCGGCCACGGCCACCACCGTGAACGGCTGCACGATCTGGAGCCCGACCGGCGCCAGCCCGAAGACGACCGACCCCATCGTGGCCCGCTCCTTCGGCATGTACTACGACGGCGCAGGCACTGACGGCACCACCGTCGTGGAGGGCCTCATCGTCTGTTCCTCCGACGCGGGCGGCCTGTACAGCAGCAGCACGGCCCTCGCGCCGGGCGACCACCGAATCCTGTGGGTCGGCACGCAGCACGCAGGCAACGCCACCGGCTGGGGTCTGCGCAACTACTCCCCGGCGCAGTCCTCGGACTTCTACGTCGAGGACATCGGCCCAGCCGTGCCGGAAAACGGCGTGTACAACACGGGCGGCGCGGCCGTGACGGCGACGAAGACGTACACGAAGACGTACAACGCGTCGTGGTCCCGCCGATACGGCAACGCCGGATACACCGACGGCACCGTGTACCAGGGGTACTACTCCGGCACCTGGGGCACGCAGAAGTCGATGATCTACTTCGGCACCCAGCCGTTCACGGACATGGGCTCCACCGCGAAGGTCTCCAAGGTCGAGGTCTACCTCTACAACAACCACTGGTACTACAACGGAGGCGGTACCGCGCATATCGGCGTGTTCACCGGAACCAGTCAGCCTACGACATTCTCCGGAGGCGTCTCCGGCCTGAACCAGACGGTGACTTCGTGGCCGGTGGGCGCCGGAAAGTGGGTAACGCTCCCGGCGTCCTGGAATTCTGGTTGGAACGGAGGCACACCGTATCGTGGAATCACGCTGGGTGGAGACCTCGGATCCAGCACAGATAAAACCTACTACGGCTACTTTGCCGGTGTCGGGGACACCCATCCCCCGCAGTTGCGCATTACCTACACCAAGTGAGGACATAAATGGCTGACATCACCGTCACCATTCCCGACGAAATCTACACGGAGGTGGCCGCCGCCTACCACGCCACCTGGCAGGATCAGACGGACACTCCGGATGACGTGCTCATCCAGAAGGCGCTCGTCTACAGCGTCAAGGACACGTGGTTCGCCTACACGTCGGGAGGCATCCAGAACTCGGCCGGACCGCGCTACAACGAGGCAGCGCAGGAGTACACCGCCGCCCGTACGGCGATCGACTCCGACATCCAGGCACAGTTGCAGGCGGCTCAGGCCAACGCCGACGCAGTCTTCCCCGGCTTCTGACGCAGAACCGTAAATGCAATCTCGGTAGGCATTCCTGGGAGAATGCAAGCATGCCTACCGAGATTGCATTTCCGTTTCGCCTAGCGTCCGACGGGACTATCGCCGTCGAGACGAATCCGGACAGGCAGATCGCCCAGCATGTGAATGCACTCGTCGGCACACAGCCGGGAGAGCGGGTCATGCTCCCGGATTACGGGGTATCTGTGGCTGATCTGCTGTTCGAGCCGAGTGCGCGCTTCGTCACGCAGGAAATCACCCGCGCCGTGGAGAACGCGTTCGCGACGTTCGAGCCCGGCGTCGTACTCCAGAGGGCCGTGCCCATCGCGGACCACACACAGCAATCCCTCGCCCGTATCGAGGTCGACTACACGCGCCGCGAGGACGGGACCAGTCCGTCTGCTCTGGCGCAACACACCAACACCGCAGTCGTCCGGGTCGGCGGCACCGTAAATGAGGTCATCAGTGGCTGACAATCCGGCAGTGGACTACACGTCCCGCGACTACGAGGGCTTCAAGGCCAGCCTTCTGGACTTCGCCGCGCGCGCCTTCCCGCAGTGGGTGCCCTCCTCGGAGGGTGACTTCGGCGTGCTGCTCGTCGAACTCTTCGCGTACCTCGGAGACAGCCTCTCCTACTACGGCGACCGGCTCCAGCAGGAGGCGTTCCTGCCGACCGCGACACAGCGGCTGTCGCTGCTCCAGATCGCCGACCTGCTTGGCTACCAGCCGTCCAACGGTGTCCCGTCGACCGGCACGGTGACCTTCCAGACCTCCAACCCGGGGCCGGCCGTCACGATCCCTGCGGGCACCCAGGTCGTCACCGACTACGTCGATGCCATCGACTCGCCCATCACCTTCGAGACCGACCAGGCCGTCACCGTTCCCAAGAACGGGGGCACGTCCACCGTCTCCGTGACCCAGGGCGTCACCCGAACCCAGGTCAACGTCGGCACCTCCACCGGCCTGCCCGTGCAGGAGTTCCGTCTGCCGGACGTCCCGGTCATCGGCGGCACGGTGCAGATCTACGTGGACGACGTCGACACGCTCACCGAGTGGACCTACATCGACTACGTCGTGGACGCCGACCCATCCGACCGGGTCTTCACCACTTACCTGGACGACGCCGGCGCCACGTGGGTCCGCTTCGGCGACAATCTCAACGGTGCTATACCTACGACCAACCTGACCATCTTCGCCACCTACCGAGTGGGTGGGGGCGCGGTTGGCAACGTCAACGCTGGTGTCGTCAATGCTCTCGCGGATTCGACCCTGCCCGGCGTCACCGTCGCGCTGGACTCCAGTGGCGGGGCGATCTCCTCGGCGATGACCGGCGGAGCGGACCCGGAGACCAACGACCAGATCCGCGCGAACGCGCCAAGGATCTTCCGCACGCAGGACCGCTGCGTCACCCTCAGGGACTTCTCCGACCTCGCGCTCACCTTGCCCGGCATCGTCCGCGCGAACGCGGTGGCCTCGACGTACACCTCGGTGTCCGTGTTCGTGATCGGCTCCGACGGAGGAACCCCGAACGCGAAGACCATCGCGAACGTACGCACCACACTCCAGGCCAAGGCGCTGGCCGGCACCGCGGTCACCGTGGCCGGCCCGACCGTCGTCGGCGTGAACGTCGGCAACGTCGCACGCCCGGTCACCATCGAATGCTGGCCCCGCTACTCCAGAGCCTCCGTGCTCTACGACGTGCAGCAGGCCCTGAAGTCCATGTTGTCGTTCGCCAAGGTCGACTTCGGCATGCGTATGACCCTCTCCGACTTCTACAAGACGATCTTGGACGTGGACGGGGTCCGCTACGTCGACATCCCCATGACCGCCCGCGCTGATGCGGCCCAGACCGGTACTGCCGACATCGTCATGCGCGCCTGGGAGATCCCGAAGGTCGGCAACATTTCCAACATCGTCATGACCGGAGGTATCGGCTGATGGCCGCCGTCTACCCGAAGCAGTACAAGCAGTTCACGACGCACAAGAACTTGGTCGAGGACATCGACGCCTCCCACGTCAACGGGCTCCAGGACGAGGTCCTGGCCATTCAGCAGACCCTGGGCATCACCCCGCACCAGGACACCGCGCTGAAGATGAAGACCAACACGTACGCCTCGGTCGCTGCCCGGCTCGACGCCATGCAGCGCGGCTACGGCATACCGGCCTGCTACCTGTCCAAGTCCGCCGACAGCGTCTACGACGACAAGACCAAGACGATCTCCTTCGCCAAGCCGGCCGCCTACGCGGACCCCGAGGGTCTGTTCAACGGGCACTCCATCACCGCCAACCGCTCCGGCTGGTGGATCGTGATGGGGCGCGTGCTCTGGTACAACGCGAAGGGCGCGCTGGCCACCGGAGCCGACCGGCAGATCAACATCGCCGTCGGCGGATCGCAGGTCATGAGCCAGGACTTGCAGCCGGTCTCGGACGGCAACACCCACATGCACATCGCCTGGCAGGGCTGGGTCAGAGCAGGCCTGGCCATCGACCTCCAGGTCTACCACCCGCTGAACGGCAAGACCCTGTCGCTCCAGAACCTGCAACTGAGCGCCGTCATGGTCCGCGAGGCCGTCGGCATGCCCACGCCGTACTAAGGGGCTGACATGGGAACCTACGGCGTATCCAAATATGGGCTCGCCAAGTACGGGACGGACGTCCATCCCGACTTCGACGTCAGCCCTTTCACAGCCACACCCGTGGACTACTCCACGGTGCTCCTGGACTGGAAGTCCCCGGCCGGCTCCTGGGACACCGTGCGCCTGCTGCGCAACCGGTACGGCTGGGCCGTCAACGAGAACGACGGCGACATCCTGCTCAACGAGACGCACCACGCGACGTCCTTCGTCGACACCGGTGTCTCGGGCGGGCACTGGCTGTACTACACGATCTTCATCCGGTCGGCCGGCCTGTGGTCCCGGGCGGGCACCGTCTCCTGCCTGATGCCGAAGAACAACGGCTACACCGACCTGCTGTACTCGTTCATCCCCGAGCACTACAAGGTCGACGTCAAGGCAGGTAACAACCTCACCGACGACTCCAACCCGACCAACCCGTACCTGCGCCCGTTCCTGAGCATCTTCGGGTTCGGGTTCGACATCGTGCGGAGCTACTTCGACTCCAACCGGTACACCAACGACGCGATGCGTACCCGGTATGACAACGTCTCCCAGTTGGCCGCCCAGTTCGGCATCGAGTTCGAGACCTCCACGCCTGCCTATCTCTTCCGGCAGCGGGTGCGCGACGCCGCGACCCTCGGACGGCAGAAGGGCGCCCTGGAGCAGATCCGCTCGATCATCTCCCAGACCACCGGCTACGACGCCGACCTGCGCGTGGGCGTCAACAAGATGCTCTCTGACGACCAGGCCGACTTCGACCACCCGACGTTCCCGCAGTGGGACGCAGGCGTGAACTACGCCACCGGCGAGAAGGTCGAGTTCGGCGCCTACCTTTACCAGGCGGCCAGCGGAGGAGCCTACGGGCAGTCGCAGGCCCCGACGGGCACGAACACCTCCAACACCTGGTGGACGGTCGTCTCGTACGGTACGGACTCGACCCTCGTGGACGCCAACGGACTGGTCGCCGGGTGGGAAGAGGTCTCGTTCACCGCCGGAGTGTCCCCCGGCACGGGCGGCGTACTGGTCGGCATCGGCGTGCAGAACCCGACCAACCCCACCGACAGCACCGGCAACGCACTGTGGGTCAGGAACACCAACTCCGGCGGTGCGGTCGCCACAATGGGCGTGCGCTCCGTCGGCCGGCTCTCCGGCCAGTCGTCCATGGACCCCCAGCAGCCGGTCCTGCACGGCGTCCCTGTGCCGACCGCCTGGCAGTCCTGGGACGGCGGCACCAGCTACCGGCCCGGCGACATGGTCATCTACCACGGGCGCGTCTACCAGGCCCTGACGGCCTCCGTGAACGTCAGCCCGCCGGACACCCCGACCGCGAACACGCAGTGGACGCCGCTCGGTTACGACGACCGCGTGCAGATGTGCCTGTCCGGCTACACGCAGGCGTACTCCGGCGAGCAGGTGAACGTGTACCCGTTCGTCGAGTACTACGACGACCACGGCGCACTGATCACCGCTCTGTACTCCGACGCGGTACCGGCCTACCAGGTCCTGGACTCCTTCAGCCAGGGCTGGAGCGACTGGACCACCCGCACCACCGACCTGGGCGGTGCCTCCTGGACCGAGGCCAAGGGGCAGTGGACCTCGGGGGGTTACGCGGGCGGATCGGCTTACCCGGTCGGCAACGTGGCCTCCCTCGCTACCATCCCCGGTCACGCTGACGGCACGGTGTCTGCGACGTTCCTGACCTCGCCCAGCAACTCCCTGCGCCAGGGTGTCGCCTTCCGCGTCCAGGACAGCAACAACTACTGGCGGGCCGGGCGGACGGGCCTGCACCGCGTCGAGTCAGGTAGCTGGGTCGCCACCTACAACTACTCGCAGACCTTCCAGGACGGTGACCGGATCACCGTGGCGTTCTCCGGCTCGAACATCGCCGTCAACCGAAACGGAACACAGGTTCTCTCCATGACGCACACCACGTTCCAGACAGCCACCCAGGTCGGACTGGTGGTCACCTGATGACCACGCGCAGCCTCACCCTCGTGAAGGACGACGACTGGGCTCCGGTCGTCGCCGTCACCGGCGACCTCGTCATCCGACGCTACCGGGTGTCCGCGCCGCTCATCAGCGGCAACGTGACGATCGACGGAACCATCGGCATCAGAATCCCCCGCCCCCGGAAGGTAGCGCCGCAGGCGGGACAGTTCACCGTCCAGGGACGCCTCGCGGCCGGAGTGAAGGCCCCCGCCGCGGCGTTCAAGGACTTCGCGCACTACCCGTTCGGCGGGACCGACCCGGCCATGGCGTGGATCGGCGTGAACTCCGGCACCCTCAAGTCCGCTGTCGCAGGCTCCTACAGCCGGCCGTACACGGCGTTCACCGGCCCGGTGGACTACCCGGTGTCCGGGAGCGGCTATGCCTGGAAGCGTGCCGCCTACGCGGCCGTGGGCTTCAAGTTCGCGTCCATGTCGGCGAACAAGCACCAGCTCCTGGATGCGGTCCAGTTCGAGCCCCTGCCCTTGGCCGCGGCCGGCCCGAGCGCCTACCAAAATGCCCGGGAGATCCAGGCCGTCATCAAGCCGACCCGGCTGAACTACGCGTCGAACCCGAACTACGAGTCCGGCATCACCGGCGCGGCGGCAACCAACGGCGCCTCCGTGGCAGCGGACGCGTTCTGCTGGCGGGGCACACAGTCCTGCAAGGTCACCGTGCCGACGAGCGTCACCCAGGACGCCGGCTACAACTTCCAGGTGAGCGGACTCATCCCGGGCCGCCGGTACACCATGAGCACCCGCATCTCCGTCGCGCAGAACTGCGGCAACGTCTACGCCTGGAGCAGCGGCACGGGCTCGCAGCAGGTCGCCCGCTCCTACTTCAGCGCCTCGAAGCCTGACCCGGCCCAGCCGCGCTGGCGCGTCGTGTGGGTCACCTTCGACGCAACCGCCACGTCGGTGTGGATCGGGTTCAACGTCTCCAAGTCGACCATGGTCGCCGGCCAGCCCAGCATTTTCTGGGCGGACGCGGTGCTGATCGAGGAGGGGACGGCGATCCGGCCGTACTTCGACGGCTCGATGGGCTCGGACTACCTGTGGGAGCAGGGAGGTTCCGCGAACCTCAGCCGCTCGTACTTCTACGAGGACTACGTCGAGCGGAGTTACCTGATCAGAACGCTGCTCGCAGAGAATGTTCCTTTGGGAATCACGACGGCAGTACCTCAGTACGCCGTTCTGCCGATTCAGTAACCACAACCCGTGAGGATCCCCATGTTCACCAACTACGCCGAGGTGGCCTCGCTGGCCATCGGCCTGGTTCTGCCCGCGCTCGTGGCCGTGTTTACCAGGCCCTCGACCAACTCCACCGTCAAGGCCTCCGCGCACGCCGTCCTGTCCGTCGCGACCGGCTCCCTGGCCGTCTACCAGTCCGACCCGTCGCACTTCGTGTGGGCGCCGGCCGTGACCGCCGCGTTCCTGGCCTGGCTGTCGGGCACCACGTTCTACCACTCGCTGCTGAAGAAGTACTCCTGGTTCGAAGGCCTCCAGAACCTGTTCGTGGCCAAGGCGGGGCTCGTCCTTAATACCGACAGCCACCAGATCGAGACGTACTTTCTGGCGGCGCAGGAGGTCGAGAGATCCGAGGAGGCCGCGGGAATCGTCACCGACTTCCCCCTGAGCACCGACGGCGCGTTGCAGACGTTCGAGACCGAGGCGGTGCCGGCCATCGCCGTGCAGGCCGCCGAGACGGCGGACGAGGCGGTCTGATCGTGGACTGGTTCCGGCTGCTGCTGATCGCGTTCGCCGCTTTCACCGCGTGGGAGTGGCTGCGCGACGTCCTGCCCGTGTCGCTCCCGGCTGCTGTACAGCCGCTGGTGGTTGTCGGGCTCGCCTACGGGGCCCAGCACCTGCCCGGCCCGTGGCTGGCGGCCACAGCAGCGGCCGGAGTGGTCGCGCTGCTCCATGTCCGGGTGCGCGGGGATGCTCCGGAGGCCTCCCCGATCCGCTTCCCGCGCAGGCATCCGGCGACCGGCCGGAGGGTCCCTGACCTTCCCTGACACGTAAACCACATTGAAGACCTCGCTTTACAAGCGGGGTTTTCTTGCTTTTGGAACACGTAACCGGTAACGTCTTCCCCGTCGCCGATCATGGCGGCCAACACCACAACCGCAGGAGCCCCCTTGAGCACGCAGCCCATCACCCTGGCCTTCGCCGGCGCCGCTGACATCGACCCCGAGAACGTGAAGGACCTGCTCAACGACTGGCTCGGCTTCGGAGACGAGGACGAGGACGGCTACTTCGAGCCCTCCGACCGCCAGGTCCGCCTGATCTTCCCGATCACCCGCGACCACCTGTCCGACGGCCTGGAGGCGGTCCTCTCCTGGGCCGAGAAGGCGGACCTGCCCTACGTCGCCGTCGCCGACAACAAGCGCAGCCGCGCCCTGGAGCAGATACTCAAGGACGCCGAAGAGGTCGTCCACCACAACAACGTCACCGCCGGGGTCGTCGACCTCCTCAAGGCCGCGGACAGTGCGGGCGAAGAGGTCCACCTCGTCCTGCTGTGGGGCGACGAGGGCAGCGAGCAGGCCGAACTCCTCCTGGACGCCGCCGAGCAGGCCGGCATCACGGCCAAGGACCTGACCGCCGGCCTCGACGACATCAGTTTCGGTGAGCAGCCGCAGGCCGAGGAGCCCGAGCCCCAGCCGGAACCCGAGCCGGAGCCGGAGCCCGAGGCCCCCAAGCGCGGCCGTCGCCGCGGCCGTCGCGCCGAGCCGGAGGAGGTCGTCGAGGAAGAGGAGCCGCTGACCGAGGACGAGCCCGAGGCCCCGAAGCAGGAGGATGAACCCCAGGCCGAGGAGCCCAAGCGCGGACGTCGCAGCCGCAAGGCCGCCGAGCCGGAGCCCGAGGAGGACCCGGTCGAGGAGGACATCCGCGAGCAGGAGGAGACCCTGGAGCAGCAGGTCAACCAGGCCGCCCAGAAGGTTCAGCGCGAGGCCCTGCCGGTCGCCGACAAGGCGCTCGACCTCCTGCTGATCGGCACCGCTTTGGAGGGTGCCTACAACGCCTTCCGCCTGGAGGACGAGCGCAACGCGGTCATCAACCAGGCCGAGGTCCGTCACCGGCCGCTCACGGAACTGCTGGCCAAGGCACTTAATATCGTGGCCGACGCGGCCCACGACGCCGAGGCCAAGGAGCAGTCGCACCCGGCGGCCCAGCCGGCCGAGCAGGAGGCCGAGGAGCCGGCGGAGGAGCCCCAGCGGCGTCGCCGGGGCCGCCCGCGCGACGAGTCCAAGACCGTGGCCTTCCTGGTCGACGACGAGGGCAACTACACCCGTCGCGGCCGTGGCCGTATCCCGGCCGGATCGAAGGTCGTCCACCTGACCCGGGCGGAGGTCGAGGAGAAGGGCCTCGATCTCGACTCGGAGTGAGCAATGCAAAAGCCCCCGGCGCTGACGAGGTACGCAACAGACCTCAAGTCACTGCCGGGGGCTTTTGCCCACCACACCCCGAGGCCCACCACAAACCCCGAGATGGGAAGAACCTAACATGGCAAGCCGACTTAATATCAACGGCGGATTCGGAGCCGCCGCATGAGCATCATCATCACTGCCGAGGTGTGGCAGCACGCCCCTGTCGGCAAGGGTGACCTGCTGGTCCTGCTGAGGATCGCGGACGCGGCCGGCGACGACCACCGCATGATGTGGGAGTCCGTGAAGACCCTGGCCAAGCGCACCCGTATGTCCGAGCGCGGCGTCTACAACTGTCTGCGGAACCTGGAGATGCGGAACATCGTCGAGGCCGTACCGAAGGAGCTGGCGCCACCCGAGGCCACGCTGTACGCCTCCGTGGTCCGCCGGATCCGGCCGGTCGAGGAGTGGCTGACACAGCCCGAATCGGTACCAGTTGACATGCAGAATTTGCAGGATCCAAATACGGACAAGACCCCCCTGCAAAATCTGCAGGGTGCAGATCTTTCATCCAACCCAAGTAACCAACTAGAAGTTAGAGATATAGAAGAAACTTCGTTTCTTCCACCGCGCCGTCCGGCACGGTCTGATCCCGGCGAAGCCGAGGAGATCTCTTCGAGGCCGGGTGCCAAGGGCTGGGGTGCGGTCCGCGGTCCGCGCCAGGGCGGTCGGAAGAAGACCCGCAGGCAGCAGGCCGAGGAAGCCGCCCAGGCGGAACGGGAACTCGACCCGGCGTACGTCGTGGCCCAGGCTCTCGACGAGAGCGGACCAGGGGAGGCCGTGTACGGCGATCCTGACGCCCCGGACGCTCCCGCCGGCCCTCCGGTCCACCGACCTCGCGAGAAGCGCTCCAAGCGGCCGTCGGAGGAACTGGCGCTCTTCTTCGAGAAGCGGGCCGAGGAGGTGGGCCACCCGGTACCCGGTCCGGTCAACCTCGGAGCCCTCGCCGGCAACTTCGGACGGTGGATGCGAGAGGGCACGGAACGCGAGGCGATCCGGCAGATGATCATCACCTACTGGTCCGTCACCTGGAACCGGTCGGAGAACGTCCCGGCTTGGAAGGACTTCCTCGCCACCCGCGGTCTGCTGACCGAACGCCGGGGCAAGGCCGAGAAGGTCAACGAGATCGAGAAGCACCGGTACGACGAGGACTACTGGTCCTGACCGACCCGGAGGGGCGGGCTGCTACGGCGGTCCGCCCCTTCCTCGTTTGTGAAACGTTCCGCAAACGCGTAATCGGAAAGGCGTAACTGTGGTAGCCTCCTGAGCGTTGAACCACCACCACACGAGGAGGCCACCTTGGCGACCGACCCCCGGGTCCACGCCCTGCGCATGGGCGAGTACCAGATCCCGAAGCGGTTGAGAGGGCTTCGGCTTAATACCTCGGACTCCTCGTGGAAGGGCGCCTGCGAGGAGTTCGTGAAGCACCTCCGGGACCACTACGTCACCGACAAGCGGCCCCTGGACCAGTACCCCGAGGACTGGAGCCAGATCGGCAAGGGCCTGCTGTTCCTGGGCCCTCCCGGCACCGGCAAGACCTCCCTGGCCACCGCCACGCTCCTGGAGTGCTACTTCACCCAGCGCGTCCCCGTGTACTTCCTGGCGTACGCCGACTACGTCTCCATGTCGATCGAGCAGATGAGCCTGTCCGACCGCAAGGAGCCCGAGGCCATCGCCCGGTGGTGGCAGATCGAGGACGCCCTGAACTCCGCCCGCACGGCGCCCGTGCTGCTCCTCGACGACGTCGGCAAGGAGCATCGCACCAAGTCCGGCTACGCGGAGAACGAACTGGACGTGCTGCTGCGCCTGCGGCACCGCGAGGGGCGCCCCACGCTCATCACCTCCAACGTCCCGCCGAAGGACTGGGGCGTGATCTACCACGAGTCCATGGGCTCCTTCATCCAGGAGTCCTTCACGATGATCAAGATGGTTGGGAGCGACCGCCGTGCAGCGTGAACTGTTGACTTCCTACAACGGGCTTAATACCCGGCTCCGCAGGGCGGAGCGCACCTGATGGAACGGGGCGACATCTCCAACGAGGTCGTCCCCCGCCTGGTCATCGCGTACGAGGGCATGCTCGGGATCCTCCCCGAGAAGCCAGAGCGCGTGCACGAGCTGGTGGCCCGCAAGTTCGGGCGCCGCCAGCACATAGCCAAGCGGACTGTGGACGCGTACGAGATCAACGACAGGCTGGCCCGGGTCATCTGGGACACCGTCTGGCGGTTCCGCTACTCGGTCGACGTCGTCACCTACCTGGGAGACGACGCCGCAGGGCCCCTGGAGGCCCGCCTGGACGCCGAAGGGCTTCCCATCGGCCGGGTGTGGGCCACGACCCCCGAGCGGCTGGCACGGCGCCTCCCATACATGCCGGACGTCGCCGCGATCTTCGACAACGAACACCACCTGATCTACGGCAGCAAGGGCCGCGCCCTGCCTGCTGCCCCCACCACCCTCATAGGAGCGTTGTAGTGGCGGACTTCGAGCGCCTGCTCGTGTCCCGCGTCATCCAGGACAAGGACCTGGCCGACGTCGCGGACGCAGGCATCACGGCAGACTTCTTCGGCGACCCCGGCAACAAGGCCGTCTTCAAGGCGATCCTGCGGCACAAGGCCACCTACGGCGAGGTCCCCTCCCTCGCGACCATCAAGACGGACTTCCCCACGTACCGGTTCGTCAAGGTCGAGGACAGCATGCAGGTGCTGACCGACCGGCTGCGCGAGCAGCACACCCTGGACCTGCTGGAGCAGGGCCTGGCCGACTCGGTCGACGCCCACGAGGAAGGCAACGCGCTGGCCGCCATGGCGGCCCTGCACAAGACCCTCGCGGACATCGCCTCAGCGGTCCCCAACGCCCGCGACACCGACCTGACCGAGACCGGCCAGGCGCGTCTTGCGCGGTACCTCACGCTCAAGGACCTGCCCGACGGGCTCCGCGGCATACCCACCGGTTTCCACACCATCGACCGGGCCACCCAGGGCCTCCAGAAGGAGCAACTGGTCACCTTCGTCGGCCCTCCGAAGGCCGGCAAGTCGACGCTGTTGTTGTTGGCCGCCATGGCTGCCCACCTGCACGGCGAGCGCCCGCTGTTCATCGGCTTCGAGATGAGCAACGAGGAGCAGGAGGAACGTTTCGACGCCATCCGTGCGGGGATTTCCCACGCCCGGCTGAGGAACGGAACGCTCAAGAAGGCCGAGTGGGACAAACTCGAAAGGGCTCTGCGGGAACTGGAGGCTATGCCCTCGTTCTTCCTGTCCTCGGACTCCATGAATGCAACGACGCTTACCGGTGTGCAGTCGAAGATCGACCACATTCGGCCGACGATCGTATTCGTGGACGGCATCTACATGATGCAGGACGAACTCGGCGAGGCTCAGGGATCCAGCCAGGCGCTTACCAACCTCACCCGAGGATTCAAGCGTATGGCGAAGAACCTGCAACTCCCGATCGTCATTTCCACGCAGGTCCTGGAATGGAAGATGAACAAGAAGAAGGGCATCACTTCCGACT